TTAACATTTTCTTGTTTAGTCTTCTCTGTTTCTCGTAGTGGGTTCTTCCCAGTTAAAACTTCCTTTATTGTTCCAAGTTCAGGCTTTAAGGTTGCCCACTTCCCTCTAATCTTAGCCTCTAGAGCGCCAGGCGGCATTAAGAAACTACTTGGATCGGTATTTTCATAAACGCTTTTCATTCTTTCATACCCTGATGAGCCCGGGAACGCTCTCATATATTGATCTGCAAATATATGAAGTTGTTCTCTAGCCACTAATAAAGCATCGAAATCAGGATTAGATTGATTATTTTTAAGGTAATTTTTTAAATCATTAAAATATCGAAATGTTCCGTTTAAGCCTGTGTACTTTTTGAGCGCATTTATGCCGCCGCCTTCTTCAAATGCGTCCCATGTTTGTTCAAGCTGTGTAGCAGCCAATCCTTTATCCCTAACGCTTATATCAGATTGCTCCTGAAAGGCTTTATTTTCAAGTTGATTTCTTCTAGACTGTAATTCCTTCCTTTTGCTTTCAGGCAAATATGAGCTGTTAAGCTGGTCAGTAATATCTTCTATTTCGGCATGTAGTCTTCCAATACCGCTTTTTCTTTGGTTTAATAGCAAATCATCAGCTTGTTCAGCCCACTTTACTTGAGGGCTGTTCTCACCATATATTCTTTTAAGCGCCTCTCTGCCCTGAACCATTCCAGAACCACCCGGGAACTGCATCCCTCCATACGCTGCCATAGCCCGCTCTCTTTCTGCTTGGGCTAACTTATAGGCTAGATTTGCCTTTGCCATATCTCCAGCATAGGGAATTTCTGCTGCCTGCATTTGTGACTTTTGCTGCCCAAGAAGGTTGGAAAGCTCTTCTTGTTCCCTAGCACGAGCCAATCTTCCAGGTTCTTGTCCTAACTGCATCCCTCTTTTTAGAATCTCGCCGAAATCCTTATCCCATGGGCTATCTAGCAGGGGCATCCCGGCATAATTAATTGGCTGTATAGACATGTCAGTATCCCATCCATTTATTTAGTCCTGTGCTTAAAGCCCCGCCAAGAGCGCCTCCTATCGGCCCTCCAAGAGCAGCGCCGCCAATAGTTCCTACGCCACTGATAAGAGCGCTTAGCAATGAGTTCTTATTTTTCTGCTTCTGCTGGTCTTGCTGGAACGCCAATCCGCCGGCCTGATTATATAAATTCCCTATATCTCCAGAGGCCATTCCTGCTGCTTGAAGCCCTAAGCCTTGTTGGCCAAGAACATCTTGGTAGTACTGCCTCATCTGGTCGTTATATAAAGCACTTCCAAGCGCGCCCATCTCTTCCTCATATGCTGGGTTATTAATTCTACCTGACGCAGCTGAAGCGGCTGTATGGGCTTTTAAGCCACGTTCCCGAGCCTGCTCGTAAATAGGACTATCTTGGAATGAGCCATAGATGCGATTTACAAAGTCTTCTGGGTTGTTAGCATAAGAAGTATATGGGGCATAATAGCTATGCGCTTGGCCTATAGCTTGATTCATATAGGGCATTGCTGGATTCTTATTGTTGGGGAATCCTTGGAAGTAATTCATGTAATTTGGGTCCATAACACATTCCTTGTTTATGTACTTGTTATTGTTTCTAGAGTCCCGTTCCCGGTTTTAAACTGTAACTTAGATAAGGTCGAGTTAAACCAAAGCGTCCCTACTGGTATGTTTGCATCAGATGTATACGCTATAATCTGTGCTGTTGTCTTTATAGGCAACTGAATGCCTACACTAAAATTTTGTTTTAAAACCTGAGATGTTAAATCGTTATATAATTTAGCATTTGGCGTCAAGCTGCCGTCTTTATTAGTATAAACAAAATCAAAGAAAGGTGGTAAATCTCTTATAATTGGCATTAGTAGATCTCCGCGACCCCATCTGTGACCACTACTCTGTCTAAATTCCAGAACCTTAATTGCACGGTTAGCTCATTAGCTTGTCCGATTCTATGCCATCTTATTTGGTTTTTGAAATGCGCCATTGGATTTAGTTCTCTTTCGACAAAGTTACTAAATGATTCATTCCCATTCTTAGAGATTGCCATATCAACTCTTGGTCGATTTAAATCATCGCCACCACAAGACCCCATCTCTACCATTAAATCTTGCCCAGATTCACTAACAATTGTATCACCTGTAATTTCTGTGATTATCGTGCCATTACAACCGATGCTTTCAAAAAAGTTATTTACACCTTGTTCTATCCAGAATGTTATCATACCACATCTAAAAGTAGAGCTGTCTTTCTTGCGCAAAGTGTTACATATTCTTATGCGAGGAATAACCTCTCCAACATCATCACGATTAGTGCTATAACTATAAGTATTAAAATAATCACCTAACTCATAAATTGCCGCATCTCTTAGGGAAATCAGATATGATTTATTATTGAAATACACCATGTCTCTAGCAATGTGATAATTTAAATCTTGGTCTGACAAATGGAAAAACATATTTGTCGTAAAATCATAAGAAATAGTTAAGTTATCTTGAGGATTAAAAAAAGTTAACTGATAAAACAAATGGCCATTTTGTCTAAAGAAGAACGCAGTAGATTCTTCCGGAAAACGTATGCTTTCCATTAGATGGTCAATACCATCCGTAGATATTTGTCTTGTCTCCGCACCGTTAGTAACCATAATAACAGGCGAATTAGATTCATTCACTGCAAGCCATGCCACTGTATCTTCGCTTGCTGCAATAGTTGAAACTGAGATACAACCATTATCGATATTATAAGATGAGACACGAACATATACTCTAGTATCAGACTCTCCGGTTAGAGTTTGAATCTCAGCAACCGAGCGACCAAAAACAATAACGTTGTTTGACCTTCCAGGAATTCTACGAACCGCAATTGCAGAATCAGGCTTTGTAGAAATTGTTTCAGTTGAAAACCATTTAATAGTCGAATCAGTATCCCTTACAAAAGAATACCATTGGTAATTATTTATACTACTCAAAGAAGAAGCTATTAAAAAGAAATTCCCGTGGAAACAAACATAACCAGGAATAATTGGCGAACCACCAACAGAGCCATCAACTAATGATTGAGGAACAACAGGACTACCTGTTACATAATTATATATGTAAGCTTTTAATCCATCGACCAAACATATCTGTCCAGAGAGATTCTCATCGATAAAAACTTCACCCGAACTAGTATCTAATGTGCCAATAAAGGTAGGGGTTAAAGATTGATTTATCGTATAGACCCCAGAGCCAGCAACAGCGATAAGAAAGTTACCTCTAACAGAACGAAAGATAGCTCTTCCTTCTCCAGGCAGACCATCTAGAGCAACTTTCTTGTACCCAGGAAAACCAATCAGCCACTCATCACTGACATACATATTGTAGGTCTTCTCGAGGTTAATTTTTGGCCATACTCCAAAGCGACTTGAGCCACAAACCGTAATTGGAAGCTGTTCTGACATTTCTGTTGACATTAAAATATCCTGTAAAAACCAATTAAACCGTGAAGCCTCTGCCCAAATTGATGTAGCTCCAAGAATATGTAGTGCGTTGATCATTAAGACTAGAAACCTTTTCAAGACGCAAATCGAGAAGTCTAGACTTCTTATTAATCCACCCTTCGTATTTACCAAGCTGTCTTGTTACACCAGGGGGGGTTACATAGTTATACTCTGCGCAAATTCTATCTGCCAAAGCATAACGTAAATATGTGATATAAAATCTATCTAAAATTAAACTTAAATCCTGTCCCAGTGTTACTTCAGACAATCTAAATGTCCCATGTAATTCCATGGGATAAGACCTATCTGGAGAGAAGTAAATATAAAGATTCCCTCCTCCTTTTTGTCTTTCAAAGTACCACTGGTAAGGAAGCGTCTTAATATTCTCAACCCTATTAGAGCCAAAATAATTATTACGCTTGTTGTAATCCATACTAAACCGAACTGAATTCAAATAAAAAACCAAAGTATCAATCTGAATTAAATCCGGTATAGGATAGATTTCTTGGCCTGGCACCGCAGTGAAAGTGTAAGTAGATTCATAAGGAATCATCCCGTCGTCTACCGTTTTCTCTGTAAGAATGTCATTAAGCCAAGACAGGCCGTCTCCAATTTGCGCACCACTGACCGTCTCGAATTCGCGTGAAACCACGCCGGAAGCATAAAAAGCGCCCGATATTAGTTGGTTGGTGGTGTACGCCATATTGGGTTCTCCTTAAACTAGACTATCAATATAGCCAACAGTGAACAATGTTAATGTGTCACCTGAAGCCACTTTATATAGAACTTTTGGAACAGCAGCATCTAATGCTGAAGGTACAACTACGGTTCCTACTTGAGCGCCTGCTACACCAGTTCCGAAACGAATGATTCCATTGGTAGCTGTTGAGCCAAAAGGTAAAAACTCAGCAAACTCTGTTGCTCCATCAGGGGTAAACGAAACGTCAAAAATTACCTGACATTTAACTGGAGGCACTGACGTTGCTAAGTCTATAGCTGTAAATGTCGTCGCAGCTCCAACTGCTAGTTCAGAAATACCTACATCATAGTACATGGTTCTTTCTGAGTTGTTACCATACTGCCAGAACTTAAGAATATTTGCAGAGCCATTAGTTAAAACAAAACCTACACGACGATACATATCGTAACCAAAAGGAAGTCTTGGAGCAGTTGCGTTTAAAGACAACAAGCTTGCTGTAGGTTTATATTTGGTTGAATCTCCGATAACATATACCGCATAAAAACTGTTTAACACTGCAGGCGCAATGTCTACACCATTTGGACCAACAGAAGTAATAGTATTTGTTACTAAAGCAGGAAGTTCGATATCATTTATATCGGTGCTATTTGAAGCGGCACCAGCTGCCATAGTGAAGGTGGTAGCACTTGCCCAAGCAAGATTAAGACCATTCACATAGGAAAGACGCGCATTAATAATTGGAATATTTACGGACATTTTAGTCTCCTAATTTTTACCCCCACACAAGGCGGGGGCTCATTTAACAATGAAAAACGCTGGTTTAAACAGGCAAAGCCACCATCATACAATATTCGTCGACGAGTGTAGACCCCCATATGCAATCGGTAACATAACCACGTTGGTTTTGACCGAACAATGACCCGTAGTAACTTCTTAATGAAGCACCTGAATCTGGATCTGTAGCTACACCTGTTGGGTAGGGCACCTCGTCGGGTAAACGGGGCATTGCCAAAAATAGAGGATCGCCGGACATGATTAGGCCGCAACGGTGGTCAGGTAGAACAGAAACCTGCATACCAGCAACGATTGCGCTTGTAATGTTTTGATCTTGTCCTGAGTTAACTTGTAACGGAGGGTAGATGTTTACAGTAACTTGAGAAGCACCTGTTGATTGCGCATCTGCAGTCGCACGGAACTGAACTGGAGATTGAGATGGCTTATGACCGATAAAGGTTAAGAATCTCAAATCTGGCTGTCCAGAAACGCCATCATTAAACTGGAACTTGTCGTATTGTTTAATAGAGTTTGGATCGTTAGTAGCATTAGTTCCTGAGAACGTAATTGCAATTACAGCACCATTGCCATCTAATGTGGTTGATACGACAGTTAAAGTAGAACCTTCGTTACCTTCAGTTCCAGCTAAGTGAGTTTTTAACAAGTTAGATTGGTACCATTCACACTTACTGAACTCACCGATTTCCCATGACATAGCCTCGCGGTTACCACGATCTAAAGTGAATTGGTTCAAGCCAGAGTTAACAATCAATGGGAAAGTTAAATCTGATAGATAACCTTTGGTATCCATTTGAGCCGCACCAAAGTTTCTAAAGAAAGCTAGAGCGTTAGCTAATTGCAAATATGAGTTAATTGGATTAATTCCATCTCCGTAGAAACGGAAAGTATTGGTTTCAGCTAATTGAGCAACGTTAGATTCAACTTGGGTCCCTAATTCAGCAACAGCAGATTTACCAAAGCGGTCCATGTAATCACGAACGTTAAAAATAAATTGTTGAGCTGTGAACTCGTAAGCAGTTGAAGCTTGTTGGTTTACAGTCAAGTTCTGTACACGCTGAACAGCAGGCTGGAAGGTTACTACCAAGCTGTTGGTGGTGGTGAATCTTGGTGGTAAGTCAAACGACACAGTATCGCCCAAGTTCTTTGGAACCGAGTCATTAAACCCGATAAACTTTTTATTTGATGTGCTTAAAAAACAAAAACTATTTAAAAGAAGCGCAAGGTTACTCTCGTTATAAGTAATAACCTGTTGCAAGATATTATTTGCCATTGCAATCTCCATTTGCGGTTAACAAAAAGAGCTTCGGCCAAATGCTAAATCTCTACCCTCTAGCCCAAGGCTGAGAACGTAAATCTTTAATTGTCATTTGACCTTGACTCCCAGATACTCTGGAAGGTTGCAATGGACTGAGCGGCGCTTGAGTTGGGTTCTGATATGCCTCTTGTCTAGCCACGTTATTTTGCGTGATAGATTGAGATAACCGAGCCAACTCTGCCTGAGCTAGACGTGGTGACGTCTTCGCCAAAGAATCTAGTGTTACTAGTTTTGCTGGATTCTTACTGAGCTCATAAATAATGTCCCCTGCATTCTCAACACCTGATACAAGATATATCAGCTGTGGGAAAGCGCTTGGGTCAAAATCTTTTGTAACGTCATCGAAATCGGCATAACCTTGACGGCCCAAGTCCATTTTCGCATGATAGGAATTTACGACGTTGGTCATTTCTTGTTGGAATTGACGCTCTTGCATATCCCTATTAAAGCGTTCTTGAACTTGCTGGTAGATAGCATCAGCATTTGCATCAGAAGGGTATTCTTCCCTTTGCTGATGTTGTTGTGCCATGGCAGCTTGCTGCTGTTCCATGCGCTGCTGATATTCCCTTTCCATCTCTTGTCTGGCTCTTGCCGCAGCTGCTTGCTTCTCACGAGCAACTAAAGCATTCACTTCTTGCTGACTCAACATTTTTTCTGTTGGTTGAGCAGCTTGATTTTCAGATAGAGCTCCGCCCACTATTTCTTGTTCATCCATAAACAATCCTTCCTTGTGTACACATTTCCCCGTGTGTTTCGGTTATACCTCTTACGATGAGTTCGCCGTCTTGATCCTTAAGACGGAAAGTTAAACCCGGAATTTAAAGTGGCCGGTCCACTAAACTATCTAACTTCTATTTTCAGTTTAAAACTAGTCAACAATGAAGTCAACTTTCTGTTAAATAACCGCCCTACTTCCATAAAAATAGCCTATTTTGCCCTTTTTTGCCCGGAGTAGGGGGGGTTTTAGCCACTTTTGTGACTTCTTTTAGGTTTGTTAGCTAATCTCATAGCAATAGCCACAGCTTGCTTTTCAGGACGAACTCGAGCTTCTGTCCGTATGTTCTTTGCTATGCCAGCTTTGGTTTTAGCCTTGGGACCTTTGACTAAAGGCATCTATTTTCGCTTCCTTATACTCTTTAGCTTTCTTCTTTAGTATTTCTCTAGTAATACTAGTTTTTATAGAATGACAATTGGCACAAAGAACTTGTAAGTTAACTTTGGCTTCTTCTAGTCTATCAACATAGTATCTATAAACCTTTCCAGCTCTTCCTTTTTTTCTTCTATCCTCATATCCATCATTATGAATATGATCTAGCTGAAGCGCCCTAATATCGCTAGAGTAGCCGCATTCTATACAAGCCCCCCCGAGAAATTGAATAACAACAACGCGCTTCATATTATCTCTCGAAAGCTGTTCACGACCTTTATCAGGATTAAACTTTCTGAATATCTGGCATCGGTTTAAACCTTCTATCTTAGGATATTTTCGTTGAGCTTGCTGCATTCTATTAAGAGCGCTAACCTTGAAATTATTAAAGCAAACTGAACCACAGTATTTTTGGTCTTTTAAGCCGTTAAATTCCATTGTGCATCCTTCGCATACCCTAAGATGTCTCTTTTTGTTTTTTTCCACTGTATTTTTTCGGCACTCATCAGAACAATGTCTATTATTCTTGTGTTTGCCGAAAAACTCCAAGGAGCACCAATTACAAAGCATATATAATCTCCAAAATACATAGATTATATATTAATTTCTTCAGAGTATCACCGACGAAGGCTCTTTAACGTCTGCGCTAAATTTGCGCGACGTCTCGTAGTAGGGTTTTTACTTTTTTCGGCTTTCTTTAGTTTGGCTTCTGGGATAACTTGTCCTTTTTTAATATGAAGGGTTTTTCTCAGAGCGCCTTTCTTTGATGGATCTATAGCCTTTTGAATCCATTTATCATCAGCCATATTACTTCATCCGGTCCTTATGAATACCCATTTTCTGACCTTTATCTTGAGGGTCACGACCCATGTCAGAATGCTTAAGTGGGTTACGGTTTACATCTTTTACTTTTGAAATAGCAACTGAAGCTTTTTCATGACCGCCTTTTTTATTAACTTCCCTTTTCATTTTAATCTCCTTTTTGTTGTCCTAACTCTACAATTTCTTCTGATAAATCTGTCAGACTTCTAACCATTTCTCTTGCATTCTTAGCATGCATCTCAGCTTCTTTTTGGTCTAACTCTATACCCTGCATCTCAAGCTTAGCCATAGTCTCGATGAATTTCGTTTCCGATTCATTTTCCTTGATGGCCATATTTGCCGCATCGACCTTAGACTTCTCTTGGATTGACATAAGCCCAAGCTCTTCAATGGTAGGGGACTGCATAGTTCTTTGGAACTGCTGCATCTCAAGAGCTGCTCTTTGCTGTTCAACTTGCGCTTGCTGTTGCATCTGTTGTATCTGAGCTTGCTGCTGCTGCATTTGAGCTTGGTGTGCTTGTTCTTTTTGTTCTTGTAAAGATTTCTCAAACTGAACTGCTTTTTCTTTTAATCCTTCAATTCCGCGAATATCTATATTATCTAAGATAACCTGCAGGCCTTGTTCGTTTATAAACTGAGCAAATAGAGGAGATGCATTCATTAATGAAATAACTGTGTTGATTGCAATTTCTTTTTGCATAGCAAAGTTAACGCCAACCTCAACTTTAACTTCAAGAGAGTTTGGGTCGTAGCTCATATATAGAGAGCCTTTTTTATTTATCTCTACATGCGAACGCTTTCCATCAGGAAGAACAACAGGCAAAGTCCTAGGAGTTCTATAGTATTTTGGTATCAAATCTACTACAACTTGTGCTACTCGATTAAGACCTTTAATATACCCAACGATATACGGCATCGAGGCATTGTTGCTTTGAATTGCTGAACGCGCAAAAGCGATACCACTCATATTCTGTTGATTCTGTCCTGCGGCACCATCGTACGAACCCAAAATAACTTGTGTCATCTCATCCGACATTCTGAACGTGTTCGGAATTTCGGGGGGTATTGGAGTACGATTAACCTCGCGAGGGGGTGGTAATTGTATATCTGGATTGCGAGAGTCCAAGAAATGATTATAAACCAGAGTATCTGCCTTTTGGACATTCTGATACGCCGTTTGATAATCTTCTGGTATAGATTCAATTGCAACTATAAACTTATGCTGTATTGTATTTTCTAATTCGTTTGCAAGGGATTGTCCTGCATAGTTTTTCAGCTTTTGGAGTCCTTTGGCATGGTACACGTAAGGTCTCGTCATCTGAGATGAAGAACCCGATCTCGTTATGGTTACCGAGTTTCCATCTACGAATATAATCGGCAGATGCTTAAAATCTGTCTCCACATATTCTAGTACTTTTGATTCGCAAAAGCGATATCTACAAATAGTTTCTATAGATGTTATTCTCGGCTCTCCAACTGGAAGAGGTGGTTGCTCTATATGGCCTTCCGCCTCCCATGCTTCAAGAAACTTCTTGTATTTTTTTTCTAATACAACACTACCATTCGAAAGCTTTATAATCTTTTCTTTCTTTCGTTTCTTTTCGTAATAGTCACACACCATAACAATGTCTTCGCTTTCATTTTTAAATGACCAGCTAAACCCTGCTAGCGAACGCGTAAAAGTCATTTTAGAAGTGGCTTCCTTGCCGTACTGCTCCTCAAACGCGTCACGAGTCATGGGTGACATCTCACCACAAAATCGACCATCTCCCTTATGAGATTCTCTAGCTAATGGGTCAAAAAAACAAAGAGTCGGGTCAAAAGCGCGAGACACACATATCCTTTGCTCAAAGGACATCTCGTTTAAATATTCGGTATAAACTTTGACCACAGAAAATCCGCCAGCCAATAAGTCGGTATAAACGTTATAGGCAAGCATATCATTTGAAGATTCAGAAAATATTGCACCGAGATACCCTTCAAGAACTTTGATGGTCTCGGTAAAAGCAGGGGTAAGGGCAGACAACGGGACACCATCTGCAGCTCTTACACTGATTGATGGATGTTGTTTAGCAAATTCGCCTCTCAATCTTGAGATATAGGCTTCTAGTATATTGAACTCGAGCGTTGGCTTGCCGGTTGTCATTAACGCGGCAACTTCTTGCTGATTCATAGACGAGCTAAAGACAAAGTTAATGAACTCATTAAACCTGTCTACATTTTCTCTAAAGTACTCTTGAGCTTCCTCTACAACTTCTTTTAAGTCGTTAAGTCTCTCAGAATGCCTCTTGCCCAGTTCGGTCATATCTAGCTTTCCCTGCTATTATTTTATCGCCCAACTTCCTGTTGAGCCCACTTAAGATTTCACTTCTTGTGTTATCTTTCTTATCTATAGAGTATACTGTTTTATCAATTAACGCCAGTCTTATTGCGTCGGATACGGTATCACAAATATCATCATGACGATGGCTATCATTAGCTGTGATAGATGCCATATGTTTTATGCAATGCTCCCTATGTTTAGCACCTTTTGTAAATGATATTAATTTTGATGCAATATAAGGCTGCATTTCCAGGAATCTCTGAGTCTTACTTCCCGATGCTCTTGTACGCTCTATTTCTCTTATGGTTACACCGCGAAGCTCCTTAAGAATACTAACTAAAGTTACGCCAGTCGATTTTTTCTCAATAGCGGCCATAAGGGGAGGCCTTCTATGTCTCGTGCATTCAGTGTAGAAATCTACAAACGAGTCTTTTAAGTCTTTCGGCTCAACCCTAAGCTCCATAGTATCTAACCAATGAAGACCAATCTCGCCAGATTTCTTGCCGAAGTTTACAATTTCATAAACACCCCAGAAAGAGAACACAGTAGCATCGTTCCAACTTTTGTCTGTCTCTGCTGTGTCGCACGTAATGAAGGTGACCAGCATCTCGGGCTCTTCATCAAGAGTAACGAACCAGTCCGGCTTAAACAAACCGCCTCCAGCAGGTATGGGATTCTGTTGAAACTGGGAAGCGAACACGTAAGGGTCTTTTTCTTGCTTAATAAGTAATGATTCTTTTGGAAAAGCCTCTGGATAGAGAGCATTTCCAGATGAGTCTATACTTTGTAGAATTACTTTCTCCCACTCGTACCCATCTTTA